GTAAAAAGAATTCAAGATGCAGGAGGCTATACGAATGCAACCGATGTGCCTTATAGATTTGTACCTTGCATGGCATCTGGTTTAGCTTTTTATTTAGCACAAAAATTTAATCCACAATTAGTTCAACAAATGAAATTGTTATACGAAGATGAACTAAATAGAGCTTTACAAGAAGATGGATCTTCTTCTAGTTCTTTCATAACACCTAAAACTTATTATCCAGGAACATAATGACAGCGTTTTCAAAAGGTAAATACGCCCAGTTTATATCAGATAGATCAGGTATGGCTTTTCCATATAAAGAAATGGTTAGAGAATGGAATGGTGCAAGAGTTCATATTTCAGAATACGAACCGAAGCAACCACAATTACAACCAAAACCTGTAGGAGCTGATGGTCAGGGTTTACCTCAAGCAAGACCTGCAAGAACAGAATTACCTACAGCAGATTTTTTACCCACTAATCCTTTCACAGCAGAAAATGCTGGAGGTGGAATTGGAGCTGTATATAGTGTTTCTCATCCCGATAGTGGAATACAAGTTGGAGACTATGTAAGATTAATGACTCTTGAATTACCTTTATCCATATCAGGTGATGCAGTTCCTATTCAAAACACAGAGCTTACAACTACTTTATCAGCAAGTATAAATGCTACAGCTACTTCTTTAGTTGTAACTGACCCTGATTTAGATTTTTATTTAAACGGTGGTTTTATAATGATTGAAAAAGTTTTAACTTCATCAGATACTTCAGACGCTTTAAAAATAGGAACTTATCAAAATGAAATTATTCAATACACAGGTTATAATAATGGAACAAAAACATTGTCTGGTTTAACTAGAGGAACAAACGCAGTTTTTAGAGGTTCAACTCCTGAAAATACTATCGCAGGTAGCCACTCAGCTGGAGCAAAAATTATTGGTGCAAGAATAGTTACTGCTTTAAATACAACAACTTCTTCAAGTACAGGACAACCTTCTTCCGTTACTAATTATAATGGATATCAATTAAAAACTAATGATCAAGGAAGTGTCTGGCTTAATACTTATTCAGGCGGAGGAAATGGTTGCCAAGCAGGCCCATTAAATGTAGAGTTATAATATGGCAGGATTTACATACGCAACATTAACAACAGCAATTCAAAATTATACTGAAACAGATACAAATGTTTTAACTGCTACTATTACAGATCAATTTATTGAAAATTCTGAACTTAGAATTTTAAGAGATGTACCATTAGATGCATATAAAAAACAATCTATTGGTAATTTAGTCACAGGACAAAATACAATTAACGTACCAGCTCAAACTTTATTTGTAAAAGGTGTACAAGTCTATGATTCAACTTCTGCTTCAACAGGTAATAATGTTTGGTTAGAGAAAAAAGATGAATCTTATTTACAAGAATACCAGCCATCCACAGAAACTTCAGCTAGAGCACAGCCAAAATACTATGCTATGTTTGGTGGAGCAACAGGTGTAAGTGACACTACTTCAGGAAGATTATTTTTATCTCCTGCACCAGATAACACGTACGTATTTAAAATACATTATGAAGCAATTCCAACTGGATTATCCGGTTCAAATACTACAACTTATGTGAGTCAATATTTTCCAAATGGCTTATTATATGCTTGCTTAGTGGAGGCATTTTCTTATTTAAAAGGTCCAACAGATATGTTGACATTATATGAAAATAAATATAAACAAGAAGTAGAGAAGTTCGCAGCAGAACAACTTGGTAGACGTAAAAGGGACGACTACACGGACGGTACAGTTCGTATTAAAGTTCCTTCACCGACACCTTAATAGGAGATAAATTATGGCAATAACATCGGCAATATGTTCAAGTTTTAAACAAGAACTTTTACAAGGTAAACATGACTTCAATACTTCAGGGTCTGGTGGTCATACTTTTAAAATAGCATTATTTACAAGTTCAGCATCTTTAGGTGCAGCAACAACTGACTATTCAACTTCAAACGAAATTACAAATACATCTGGATCAGCATACTCTGCTGGTGGTAAAGCATTAACAAACACAGGAGTTGGTTTAACTTCAACAACTGCTTTCACAGATTTTTCTGATATCTCATGGACATCAGCTTCATTCACTGCAAATGGTGCAATGATTTATAACACAACAACAGATGGTGGTTCAGGTACAACTGACTCTGTTTGTATTATCGCTTTTGGTTCTGATAAAACTGCAACTAACGGAACTTTCGAAATACAGTTTCCTGCAAACGATTCATCGAACGCAATCATAAGATTAGCATAGGAGTAGCCCATGTCTGGATGGGGACGATTCACCTGGGGCCAAGCCGAGTGGGGTGAGGACGAATTATTAGCTACAGGTTGGGGTGCAAAAGCCTGGGGCGCTGGAGAGTGGGGAGATCTTTCAGGTGAAATAGTTCAGCCTACTGGTTTATCAATTACATCTACATTAAACGATTCAGTAACTATTTCAGGAAATGCAGTAGTTGCAATTTCTGGTCAACAAATTTCATCTATACTCGGAACAATTTCAAATGTTGTAAGTGTAACTGTTGACCCTAATGGTTTAGAAATGAATGACTTGCAAGGCACAGCTCAAGCAAGCATTGATGTTACACCAACTATTACAGGTTTATCAACTACAGCTGCTATTGGTGTTATAGATCCTAAAGATCAAGTTATTGGAGCACCTACACTTACAGTTACATCACAACAAGGAACTGCATTTGCACCTAATGAAGATGTATCGGTTACAGGTCAATCAATTACATCAACACTTGGAAATCCCGTAACAGTTAATTCTGTTGTTATTGCTCCTGCAGGATTTGAATTATCAACTGCTCAGGGATCCGTGGTTGTTCCTAATGATGCAGTAGCACCAACTGGATTAGAGATAGCATCTTCAATAGGTTTCGTGATCGGTGCTGGATCAGTCAGTGTCCCTGTTACAGGTATATCTATTAGTTCTCAACAAGGAACTATTGTAGATATTCCTGATCAAATAATGGGATTAACAGGAGTATCATTTAGTGCTGCTATTGGTAGCGTAGATCCTAAAGATCAAGTTGTAGGATTAACAGGTTTGTCTATGACAGCAACTGTTGGAGAACCATTTATTATACATTATCAAGATGTTGACACTGGTTCAAATACATCATATAGTGCGCTTTCAACTGGATCTAATAGTAATTATTCCAATGTTGCAACTGGATCAAATACAAGTTATAGTGACGCTGCATAGGAGATAAAATTTATGGCATCAACATATACACCTCTCGGTATAGAAAAAATGGCTACTGGCGAAAACGCTGGTACATGGGGAACAAAAACAAACGCTAACCTAGATCTTATTGAACAAGTAACAGGTGGTTATAAAAGTCTATCTATTGCAGGTGGAGCACAAACAACAGCTTTAACTATTGCTGATGGTGCACTAACTGGAACAGCTCAAGCTAGAATGATTGAATTCACAGGTTCAATTACAGGAAATCAAGTTGTAACAATTCCTCTAGACGTAGAAAACTTTTACATTTTAAAAAATTCAACATCAGGTTCATACACAGTACAGTTTAAATACGTATCAGGATCTGGTAGCACTTTTACTTTTGCAGCAACAAATAAAAAAACAGCTATTGTTCAAGCAACTGCAAACGATGGAACTAATCCAGATATTATAGAAATTCAAACAGGTGGAGATGTTGTAGATGATACATCACCTCAACTCGGTGGTAACTTAGATGTTAATGGTTTTGATATTGTATCAACTTCTAACGCAGACATAGACCTTGTTCCAAACGGAACAGGTGATGTAACACTTCAAGCAGATACAGTGAAAGTTGGAGACGCTGGAGCAGCAGCTGTCTTAACTTCTAATGGAGCAGGCACACTTACAGTAACAACAGGTGGAGCTACAGATTTAATTTTAAACACAAATAGTGGAACAGACTCAGGAGTAATTCAAATTACAGATGCAGCAAATGGTAATATTGCTATTACACCAAATGGTTCAGGAAATATTGTTCTTGATGGATTAACTTTTCCAAATGCTGATGGATCAGCAGACACATTCTTAAAAACAAACGGATCAGGTACTTTATCTTTTGCAGAGGTATCAGGCGGTACTTCATGGCAAGCAGTAAAAACTTCTGGTTTTACAGCAGTAGCTGGAGAAGGTTATTTTTGTAATACAACAAGTGCAGCATTTACATTAACACTACCATCATCACCGACAATTGGTGACGAAGTAGTTGTAATAGATTACGCAGGAACTTTTGATACGAATAATTTAACAGTCGGCAGAAATTCATCAAACATTCAAGGTTCAGCAGCAGATTTAACAGTAGCAACAGAAAGAGCTGGCTTCACATTAGTTTACACTGATGGAACTCAAGGTTGGCTTTTAAAGAATAATTAAGGTGGTTGAATGACAACCTTTAAAGAAATTCAAGGACGAAACATCAGGTCCTACACAACCAACCCAGATAATCCTCTTGAAGGACAAATGTGGTATAACCAAACTGACCTTGCTTTAAAAGGTGTAGTGGCAAGTGCTGCTTGGTCGAGTGGTTCTCCTACCATAAATTTAACTAATTCAGGAGGTGGAGCAGGAACTCAAACAGCAGGTTTAATTTTTGCTGGAAGAAATCCAAGCGTTCCTGCTTTTGTATCTACAACAGAAGAATATAATGGTTCGGGTTGGGCTAGTGGTGGTGCTATAAACACAGCAAGATCATATATAGCAGGTTTTGGATTGCAAACAGCAGCAGTAGGAGCTGGAGGAAGAACTGACGCACCAGGAACAAATACAAACGCTACAGAAGAATATAATGGATCAGCTTGGACTACAGTTAATGCTATGGGTTCTGCAAGAAGAATGC